TCGCTCTCGGCTTCGACGTCGCCGTCGACCGCTCCGACGCCGCGGTTGTCGCGGCGTGGCGGACCGACGACGGGGTCGCCCACGTCGAGGTCGCCGACGCCCGGCCCGGTGTCGGGTGGCTCGCCGAGCGGATCGCCGACCTGGCGGCGCGCTGGCAGCCTGTGGTGGTCGCCTACGACAAAGCCGGTCCCGCTTTGGACATCGCCGACCAGCTGGAGCGGGCCGGGATCGCCCTCGCCGGCCTACAAGCGCGCGAATACGCCGCGGCGTGCGCCCGCGTCCTCGACGCCGTCTGCGCCGACCCGCCCGCCCTCAGGTACCGGCCACACCCCAACCTTGACGCCGCCGCCGCGTCCGCCGCCCGGCGTCCTTTGGGGGACGCGTGGGCGTGGGGCCGGCGCCAGTCAGCCGGGTCGCTCGCCGCCCTGACCGCCATGACTGTCGCAGTGTGGGGTTACGATCACCGCGGCCCCGCCCTCGGCGATTTCAGGATCTACTGACCGCCACTTACCGCGCGGTAATCTTCGCGCGTGTCACTGGTCGCCGCGCCACCGACCTGGACGGTAGGCCGCCGCGCCGCCGGTGGCCGCGACGGCGGGAACCTCATCCCGCCGCCGACACTCCCGTACGGGATATCGGGACCGTACGTGTGGGACGCCGTCTCGGCGATGAGGATCCCCGCCGTCGAACGTGCCATCCAGCTGTACGGCGGGATGGTGAAGCAGATGCCGATCGAGGTTTACCGCTCGGGTGAGGTGCTGCCGACCCCGTCGTTTATCGACGACCCGGTCCCCGACCCGACCTGGAACCGCGCCCGGTTCGTGGCGTGCTCGGTCGAGGATTACTTACTCTCGGGAAATACCGTTTCGCTGGTCACCGCCCGGGGAGCGGACGGGTGGCCGCTGGCCGTGCAGTACCTGCCGATCAACTGGGTTTACATCACGTGGACGCCCGGCAACCTGAACTCCCGCATGTACACCTATCTGGGCGAGACGCTCGACCCGCCCGACGTGATCCACGTCGCCCGCGGGACCGACCGGTTCTACCCGGTTAGGGGTGTCGGGGTGGTCGAGCAGAACATGTGCTCGCTTGACCGGATCGCCATGGAAGAGCAGTACGAGGCGTCCGCCCTGGCCGGCGGGGCGGTCCCGTCCGTGGCGATAATCACCCCGCAGGCCACCCTCACCCAGGACGTGGCCGAGGCGGCCAAAGACAACTGGCTGGCGAAGTTCGGCGGCCCGGTCCGCGAACCGGCGATCCTCCCCAACGGCACCGAGGTGATCCCGCTGGCCTGGTCGCCGACGGACGCCCAGCTGGTCGAGGCCAGGAAAATGAGCCTTACTGACGTGGCGAACATGTTCAATCTCGACTCGTACTGGCTCGGCGCGGCGGTGCAGGGCATGACCTACAAGACCGCGGCGCCGCAATACCAGCAGATCCTGCGCACGTCGATCGAGCCGGTGATCGTCGACTTTGAGCAGGTCTGGTCGAAAGCGTGGATCCCCCGCGGCCAAACGATCCAGTTCGACCGGTCGAAGCTTTTGGCCGAGGATCTCCCGACGACTGCGCTGGCGATCCAGCAGCTGGTCGCGGCCGGGGTGATCACACCCGAGCAGGCCCGCCTGATGCTGCTCAACGTGCCGCTGGCGTCGATATTCTCCACGACCGACCCGCCCGAAGCGGCGCCGCCGGCGCCGGTCCCCGCCGCGCTGGCCACGACCGGGAACGACACCACCGACACCGGCGAGGACACCGGAATCGAGGGAACATGAACGACCCGTCCGAGATCCGCTACTACCGCAGCGAGCTACGCGAGGTCCAGGCCGTCGGCCGGCCGTACCGCTACCTGGAGGGCCGGGCCGTGCCGTACAACACGTGGCAGGACGTCGGCATGTTCCACGAGATGCACGCCGAGGGGTCGTTCTCCCGTTCGACCGCCCGGACCCCGGAATTGCCGCTGCTGGTCGGCCACGACCACCAGAATCTCGACAACCTCATCGGCAAGGCCGAGAAATGGCGCCACGACTCGACGGGGATGTACGGGGTTTGGCGCCTCAACGACTCACCGAAAGCGCAGCAGACCGCCCGCCTGGCCGAATCCGGCGACCTCCGCGGCCTGTCGGTCGGGTTCATGCCCGGAGAGTTCGGCAAGGACTGGGATTACGCCAAACCGCGCGACGACCGCGACCTCGGCGACTGGATCGTCCGCACCAATTCCCGGCTGCTGGAAGTGTCGGTAACCCCGGTCCCGGCGTTCGAAGGCGCCGAGGTGACCATGGTCCGCACGCTCTACGATCCCGACGCCCGGGAACGCACCCCGATCGCCACGCCGGAACTGGATCGCTGGCGGGAATGGGCGGCGACGCTACACTCCGGCTAACCCATAGCCCGCGACGTAGCCCGCCGTCCGCCCGCCGTCCGCCCGCAGCCTTTGTGCCTGTACCGGAGTCGGCACCGGAGTCGGCACCTTCGGATCGCACCTTTTGAGGTCCCGAAGTGTCCTACTAACGCGGAGGTAACACCCCATGCCTAACCCTGTTCTCGTCGCCAAGCTGGAAGAGCGGGCGCAGCAGGTAGCCACGGTCGACGCCATCCTGGAGCAGGTCGAAGGACGTGACCTGGTCGACGCCGAGAAAAGCCTGCTGGAGTCCGCCCAGGAGCGCATCGCCGCCCTCGACGCCCAGATCAAGCCTTTGGAGCAGTTCGAAGCCTTGCGCGGCGCACACGCCGAATCTCTCGGCCTGCTCGGCCAGGGCGGGCGGGACCGGCTGCCGGCGCAGCCCCGCCGGGCCGACGGCGGCGAGCGCACCCCGGAGTACCGCACACCCGGCGAGTACCTCGTCGACACGATCCGGGCCCGGGGTTTGATGGGCGGCGACGCCGACCAGGCCGCCCAGGCCCGGATCGCCGCCGCGCAGACCCGGGTGGTGGCCGACCAGAAAACGTCGAACACCCCAGGCATCCTGCCGCAGCCGATCGTCGGCCAGATCATAAGCCTGCTCGACTCGCGCCGCCCGCTGGTCACCAGCCTGGGCGGGGCGAAAGGGATGGGCGGGATACCGGGAACGCAGTTCACCCGCCCGAAGGTCACTCAGCACACCGCCGTCGGTTTGCAGGCCGGTGAGAAAACGCAGCTGGCGTCGCAGAACATGGTGATCTCGTCGATCACGTTCGCCAAGAAAACCTACGGCGGCACCGTCGACATCTCCCGCCAGGACATGGACTGGACGCAGCCCTCGGCGTGGGACATTCTCGTCCGCGACCTCGCCAACGTGTACTCGGTCCAGGTCGAGACGGCCGTCGCCGCCGATTTCGCCGCTTCCGCCACCGGGACGAAACCGCCCGCTCTGCCGGCGACCCCGACGCTCTCCGACTGGTCGAAAGCGCTCTATACCGCCGGGATGCACTCTTACACCGCCGGCCAGCAGATGCCCGACCGGATCTGGTGTGGCCTCGACGTGTGGGCGGCGCTCGGATCGCTGGTCGACACCCAACGTGTGGTGTTGCCGGTCGACACGACACGCGAGATGGGCGCCCCCGGGACGAGCTCGCTGGAGTCCTTCGCCGGGGACCTGTTCGGCCTCCCGAGGATCGTGTGCCCGCTTTTCCCGGCCAAGACGTGCATCGTCGGCCCCTCGAGCCTGTACGAGGTGTACGAGGAGATGGTCGGCCTGCTGTCAGTGATCGAACCCACCATCTTGGGGGTGCAGGTCGCCTACGGCGGATATGTTGCGTTCTCCAACCTCGCCCCTAGCGCGTTCATCGCTCTCGACCTGTCCGCGGTGACCGGGATACCGACCATGGAGACGTTCGATCCTTCGGCCCCGGCCCCGGAGGAAACGGCGGCACCGGCCCACACCGGGCGCAAGGGCGCCTAGCGGGGTCGCGCGGTGTCGGCCTGGCCGCAGTTGAAAGAGGTGCGCACGTTCCTGCGCTTGCAGGTCGACGCGGTCGAGGACCCGGTGATCCAGACCGCCTTGTCGGCCGCTATCGACTACGGGATGCGCCGCCTCGGCACGACGACCACGGTCGTCGACAACGGCGACGGGACCACGACCACGACGGTCGACTGGACCTACCCGGCCGACACCGCCGACCTGCCCGACGCCGGCCACCAGGCGTGCGTGATCCACGCCGCCCGGCTGTACCGGCGCCGCGACTCGATCGACGGGACGATCTCATGGGGGGACCTGGGCGGTGTCCGGGTCCCCCGGATCGACCCCGATATCGAGTCGCTTTACACGTCGCTCGGGCCGGTGGTGTTCGGGTGAGCGACTTCGACATCGGCCCGCACTTCTGGTCGAGCGAGCACACCAGCGACCACGCCCGTCACGCCCCGCTCAAAGGGTCGGCCACTGCCGCCCAACCGGTCGCCACGACCGGGGCTATCACCACCTACGCCAGTCTGCCCGCCCCGCTGGCCACCACCCTCAGTTTCGTGTCGGGACCGTGGGTGTGCCTGTTCATTCTCACCGCCTACGTCGACATCGGCGCCAACAACGTCGAGGTCGCCCTGTCGCTGGATTTCTCCGGGGCGACGGTGCTGGCGGCGGGGACCAACACCGAGGACCGTTTGCACGTCAACGCCAAATCACCGGTCGGGTCGACCCTGTCACGCTCCGACTGGGCGTTCGTCAATCCCGGCGACACGATCATCGAGCTGAAGTACGCGGCGACCGGGGCGGCCACCGTGTCGGACGTGGCCCTGGCCGTGATCCCCATGCGCCACGAGATCGGGGCGTCGCTGTGACCTGGGACCGCCAGTCCGCGGCGGCCGCGGTCACCCAGGCGTTGCAGGTCACGTTGGGCGAGACGACATGGGTTTACCCGGCGCCGCCGCAGACGGTCAACCCGCCGGCGGTGGTTGTCGGCCGGCCCGCCGGGGTCCGTTTCGCCGAGGTGGCCTTCGGGATCGACATGGCCGAGCTGCCCGTCGTCTGCGTCGCCGCGGCCGACGGCGAGGACCAGGCCGCCCGACTGGTCGGCCTGGTCCGCCAATCGTTCCCCGACCCGACGTTGGGCGGGGCGGTCCTGTCGTGTGTGGCGGTGGCCGAACGCAACTGGCGCAACGTGACCATCGCCGGGGTCGACCTGTTACAGGTCGAGGTCGTCCTCGACATCCGCATGTGAAACGAAGGGAATAGCCCATGTCCGTTATCGAAACCGACGACCTCCCGCCCGGCGACCCGCCCGAGGTGAACCTGACCGCGGCCGGCGACCCGACCCCGCCGACGGCGACGCCGCTGGTGTTGAACGACTGCTATTTCGAGCTCGGCGGCGTCAACCTCAGATGCCTGGTCCAGCACCTCGAAGTCAGTCCCGAGAACAAACCGGTGACGGTCACGAGCTTCTGCTCGGAGACGGACTACCCGGGCGTCACGAAATGGCATCTGCGGGTGACGTTCTACCAGTCCTTCGACGTGGGCGCGACCTACGCCACCCTCAACGCCGCGCTCACCGCTTACAACGCGTCGGGGACGGCGGTCAACTTCAAGGCCCGGCCGTACTCGTCGCGCGTCGCGGCGTCGAACAACCCGATCATCTCGGGGATGGCGATCCCGCAGCCGTTCGACCTGCTGACCGGCGACGCCGGCGCCGCGAGCCAGGTCCAGATCGACTGGAATTTGACCGCGGCGCCGACGGTCGACACCGGCGCGGTGGCCGCCACCGGCGCTACCGCCGGGGCGCCCGGCTATTTCACCCCGTCGGGCGCCAGCAGCCCGGCGAACCTGGCGGCGCTCACCGGGGTCACCGCCAGCCCGGCGACAGTGTGGTCGACCGGCCAGTACGTGATCACCGCCGACCTGCTCGCCGCCCACTGGTCCGGTAGCGCGTGGGTGGCCGGCAAAGCCTGACATGGCCGCCCCGCTGGTCGAGGTGGTCGGCCTGCGCGCCCTGATGAAAGATTTGAAGGCGGCCGGCGACGACCGGTCGTCGTCGCTGATCAAAGAGATGCAGCAGGCCGGGAAAGTGGCTATGCAGCCGATCGCCGACGCGGCGCGCGGCACGGTACCGCACGACACCGGCCGGGTTCACGCCGAGGCCAAAGGCCCGACCCTGGAGCAGGACATCCGGGTCACCGCGTCGCGGACCGGCGCCGCGGTGCGGATGGGCCGCAAAGGCAAACTGGAGTACGCCGGGTGGATCGAATTCGGAGGTGTCCGCCACCGGCCCCACACCTCGGAACGGGCGTTCGTCAAGGACGGCCGTTTCCTGTTCCCCGCGGCGCGCGGCCTCACCCAGACCGCCAAACGCCTCTACGAGGACGGCGTCGCCCGCGCGTTCGACCACTACCACTGGACCAACACATCCGCCGACCCGGAGAGTGCGCATGACTGACCTAGGACCGCTACCCGAGACGATCTCGGTAACCCAGTCGTTTATCGCCCGCCTCCCGGCGCAGCGCGTCGTCGACCAGCTGCGCCGGATCGAACCGGACCTCAAGTTCGGCGAGCTCATCGAAGAGCAGTCGTCACGGGTCATCGCGTTCCGCTGGCTGCTGCGGGAATACCCGGACCGCGACCCGACGTCGCTGTGGATGCACGCCTACGACGTGGAGACGGCGGTGATCGAGGTGGACCCTACCAACGGCAAGTCCTCGACGGCCTTGCCGCCTTCTGCGCTTACTACAAGCTGAGCCCGGGCGACGCCGAGGGCCTGTCGGACGAGATGTGGGACGCCATGGTCCGCCGCATGCAGATCGAGGCCGACGCCATAGCCCGCGCTAACGCCCGGATCGGACGGCGGTAGTGGCCGGACCGACCGTCGTAGTCCGGGTCCTCGGCGACCTGAAATCGCTCGCCAAGTCGTTCGAGTCGGCCCAGGAGAAAGGCAAGAACGCGGCGAAGGGCATGCACGAGGCGTTCTCGGGGATGCTCAACACCCTGAACAAAACCGGGGTGCTCGGCCCATTCGGCGAGGCCCTCGAGACGGTCGACGGCGCGCTCGAAGGGGTCGAGAAGAAAGCAAAGAACATCGGGCCGGCGATGATGGGGATCGGCGCCGGTGTCGCGGCGGTCGGGGCGATGCTCACCGCGCTCGGGTCGAAAGACCAGGCCGCCCACCAGCAGTTGCAGGCCGCGGTGGCCGCGACCGGCAAGTCGTACGACGACTACGAGGGAAAGATCGAGGCGGCGATCAAAGCCCAGGAGAAATTCGGGCACACCGCCAACCAAACCCAGGACGCCCTTCGGATCCTGACGACCGCCACCAACGACCCGGCCAAAGCCCTCCAGTATCTGTCGACCGCCGCCAACCTGGCGTCGGCCCGCCACGAGTCGCTGTCGCAGGCCGCCACCGACGTCGCCCGGGTTTACGGCGGTAACAACCGGATCCTCAAAGAGTTCGGGATTCAGGTGTCCAAAGCCGGGACGTCGCAGAAGGGCCTCGAAACCGCCACCCGCCAGGCCGAGGCGGCCGACAAGGCTTTGGCGTCAGCGAAACGGCATCTGGTCGACATCGAGGAGATCGACCGGGGGAAGAAGAAGCTGACGACCGCCGAGGCGATCCGCCTGCGCGACGCCCAGTTGAAGGTCCGCGACGCGTCGGCGGACGCGATCGCCGCTCACAAGAAACTGGTCGTGGCCCAGGACGCCGCCAAGAACTCGGCGAAAAATCAGGTGTCCGGTCTCGACCAGCTGTCGGCGAAACTCAAAGGTCAGGCGGCGGCGTCGGCCGACACGTTCGGCGGGAAGATCGCCGCCCTGCGCGCCCACTTCGACGACATGGCCGCCGAGCTCGGCCAGAAGTACGGCCCGGCCATCACCGCCGCCGGTAGCGTGATGACCGGCCTCGGCGGGGCGATCACGACCACCAAAGGGATCGTCGACGCGTTCAGGGACGCCCAGAAAGCCCAGGAGGCCACGACCGAGGCGGTCACCGCCGCCCAGGACGCCGAGGCGGTGTCGTCGTGGGCCGCTTTAGGGCCGATCTTGCTGATAATCGCCGCTATCGCCGCCCTGGTCGCCATCGGCTATGTGATCTACCGGAACTGGAAAACCATCTGGGGTGCCATCAAAGCCGCGGTGGAGGCGGTGTGGGTGTGGATTAAAGCGAACTGGCCTCTTCTGGTCGGGATCCTGCTCGGCCCGATCGCTCTCGCCGCCGCATTGATCTGGAAATACTGGAAGTACATCCATCAGGGTCTGCTCGACGTGTGGAACTGGATCCGCTCGACGTGGAACACGGTTTACGGGTACATCACCGCCCCGATCCGCTCGGCGTGGGCGTGGATCGCCTCGACCATCGGGACCGTCACCGGATGGTTCGCCGGGATCCTCGGATGGTTCGAGGGGACCTGGTCGAGCGTTTTCACGTGGATCACTAATCCGATCAAGTCGGCGTGGGCGTGGATTCAGGGCACGATCAACACGGTCATCGGGTGGTTCGATTCGATCTACAACCATTTCGCCAAGGGCGGCGTTTGGAACGGGATCCAGGCTTTGATCACCGCGCCGTTCCATCTGGCGTTCAAAGCGATCGCCGACCTGTGGAATTCGACGGTAGGAAGCCTGTCGTTCAAGATCCCCGGATGGGTGCCCGGCCTCGGGAACAAAGGGTTCTCCATGCCGAAAATCCCCGCGTTGGCGCAGGGCGGCCTGATAACCAACGACGGCCTGGTCTACGCCCACGCCGGGGAGGTGATCGCCCCCATCGAGAAAGTCCCGCGCGGCCCGGCGGTGGTCATCAACAACGCCCACTTCTCCTCCGAGGTCGACATCGACCTGTTCATGCGCCGCGCCGCGTGGACCGTGCGAGCCCAGAGGGTGTGACCGTGGCCTGCGTGCGCACCGCCTGGCTGACCCTCGGGTCGAGCACCGTGCCCCTCGAGGACCCCACCCGGGGCTACTTCTGCAGCTCGCTCGACCTGGGCTACCCGACCGTCCGCGAGGTCACCTCGCCCCGACCGGACCAGAACGGCGAAGACGACCGCACCAGCCTGTTCGGCGCCCGGGCCGTCACCGTCAACATCACCGCCGTGGCCGGCGCCGGCGCCGTCATCGACGACGTGGCCGACAACTTCGCCCCGTTCATGGACCCCTCCCAGCGGCCCGTCCTGCACTACGTCCTCGACCGGCCCGGCACCCCCGAACGGGTCCTCACCGTCCGGGCGTCCGGGTACTCGTGGCCTGTCGCCGGCCCCTACCAGCGCGACATACAGCTCGGTTTCGTCGCCGCCGACCCCGTCGCCCGGGCCACCACCGCCACCACCGTCACCTGCTGGGCGGGCACGGCCAGCCCCGGCCGGGCCTACAACCTGGGGTACAACCGGGCCTACCCGGCCGGCACGTCGGCGACCACCGCCACCATGACCGTGACCGGCGACGTCACCGCCCGGCCGCTGATACGCATCTACGGGTCGCTCACCGCCCCCCGCGTCGATTTCGCCCCCGCTGGCGGCGGCGCCACCCAATGGTTCTACGTCCACTTCGCCCCGTCGTTCGCTGTCAACGCCGGCGACTGGGTCGACGTGGACTGTGCCAACCGCACGGCGTTCTACAACTCCGACACCACCCGCCCGGTGCTCACCAACCTGGACTGGGTCAACTCGAAACTGTGGCCGGCGGTAGCGGCCGGCCAAACCTACACGGTCACCTGCGCCGGCACCAACGCCAACACCGTCAGCCAGGCCCAGATGACCTGGACCGAAGGGTACCTGACGTAATGACCTGGCCGGCCGGTCGCCACCCCGACGCCGACGACGGCTACCCGCCCGGCGTCGCCGGCCGCGCCGCCCCGGTCCCGGTCCCGCCCGGGCGGGGCCGGTGGCGGCTCACCGTTCACCGCCGCCGGTTCTCCGCCGGCGACAACCTGAACAACACCGTCCTGGCCGAGCTGCCCGCGGCCAGAGGCCGCCGCCTCGAGCGGAACTGGTGCCAGCCCGCCGCTTTCACTTTCACCATCGACTCGGCCCGGCCCGAGGCGGCCCTGATCGCCGAGCTGCAAACCGAGATCGTGGCCTGGCGGTGGCGGGAGGACAACGGCCAGGACTGGCCCATGTTCGCCGGGCCGGTCACCCAATCCGAGGACCAGCTGACCGAACAGTCCAACACCGTCACCTTCACCTGCCACGACTACCTGGCCATGCTGGCCCGCCGCCTGTACACGGCGCCGACGCCGTGGACGTTCACCCAAACCGACCAGGACGCCATCGCCGTCGCCCTGATCGACTACGCCCGCCAAAACCCGCTCGACAGCACCGGCGCCACCCTCATGCCCGGCGGCTACCTGCCGGTCCAGACACAAACGCTCGACCCGGCCGGCAACACCCGCTCATATTCGGGGGTGCTGCGCGACCGCACCTACCTGGGGTCGTCGGTCATCGGCGACCTGTTCGACCAGCTGGCCAAAATACAGGGCGGTTTCGACTACGCCACCGTCCCGGTGGCCGGCGCCACCCGCGACAACATCCAGGTTTACTACCCCTACCAGGGGCAGGCCCGCACCAGCCCGACGCTCATGTACGGCTCGACCGTGTCGGCTCTGACCCGCACCGTCAACTCGGCCGACTACGCCAACTACTGGCGGGTGCTGGGCAACAACGGCTCGTCGGACCCGGCCGCCGCCCAATATTACGGCGAGGCGTACAACGCTGACGCTACCGGCACCACCACCGGCCTGTGGCAGTCGGCCGACAACGCCGCCGACGTCAACCAGACCGCCACCCTGGCCCAGCAGGCCCAGGGCGACCTGGCCCTGTCGGCGTTGCAGCCGGTCTACACCCTGACGTTGCGGCCCGGCACCTACAGTTACGGCCTGTTCGCCATAGGCGACACCCTGCCGCTGATCGTGACCGCCGGCCGGCTCAACGTCAACACCACCGTCCGGGTCCTCGGCGTCACCTTCGACATCTCAGACGACGCCGCCGAGGACGTCAGCGTGACCGTGGGCCGCCCGCCGACCGGTTTCGCCGACCTGCTGGCGGCCAACAACCGCGACGTCAACGCATTGAACCGGAGATGACATGACCCGCTACACCCCCCAATGGTTGCAGGCCGGCTCGTATGCGGCGGCCGCCGACCGGCGCCTCATCGCCGCCTTGTGGCCCGCTCCCGCCTCGGCCGGCTGCGCCGTGACGCCGTCATCGGGGATGACGGTGAACGTGGCCGTCGGCCAGGTCGCCGTGCCGTCGCAAAACTCGACCGGGTCCACCCTGTGCACTTCCGACGCGGTCGAACCGGTCACCCTGACCGCGGCGCCGGCGTCGGGCACCAACCGGTACGACCTGATCGTCTGCCAGCCGCGCGGCAACGACCTCGACGGCGGCGCCAACAACGATTTCGTTTTCACCTACGTCACCGGCACCGCGGCGGCGTCACCGACCGTGCCTGCCGTGCCGGCCGGGGCGGTCGGTCTGGCCCAGATCTACGTGCCCGGCGGGTCCGCCGCGGTGACCGCCGGGAACATCACCGACACCCGCCCCGGGAACCTGCCCGTACCGGTAGTCCCGTCATCGGGCGACACGAGCTGGACCGCCGCCAGCGGGTTCACCAACGGCTGGGCATCCTTGGCCGCGCCGAACGCTCTGCGCTACCGGCTGGTCGGCACCACCGTCCACATGCAGGGCGTTGTCACCGGCGGCACGGCCAACAGCGCCGTCTTGACGCTGCCCGCCGGGTACCGGCCCACCGCGACCGTCGGGTTCGCCACCGCCAACGGAGCCAGCACTTTCGCCTTTTTCACCATCACCTCCGCCGGGGTCGTCCAGCAGAACACCGGGACCACCACGAACCTTTACCTGTCCTGCTCATTCTCGACGCTGTAAAGAGAGACATATGCCCGACGTACAACCCCAACCCCAACCCGAGCCCGAAGAGCGGGAGTGGCCGGCCCCCGCCGACGACCCGGCCGGCTACCAGCCCGCCCACCCCGAAACCACCCCCTACGACCAAGACGACGAGGATGACTCTTAACCGGGTCCGCATTCCGAGCCCGAACTACTCGACGCGCGGCGCGGCGACCGTCAGGCTGATCGTCATCCACTCCAGCGAAGGCGCCCAGACCTACCAGTCCCTCGGGAACTTCTTCGCCAACCCCTCGAGCGGGGTGAGCTCGCATGTCGGCATCGACAACGCCAGCCCCGGTGTCATCGGCGAATACGTTGCCCGTTCGGGCAAAGCGTGGACGGCGGCGGGGGCCAACCCGGTAGCGGTGCAGGCCGAGTGCTGCACCCCGCCGGGGGCGTCCGCCGCCTGGTCGCGCTACACCTGGCTGGCCCAGACGGTGATGATGGCCAACCTGGCCGCCTGGGTCGCCGAGGAAGCCGCCGCGTTCGGTATCCCGATCGTCGCTCTCAGTCCCGCCCAGGCCCAAGGCTCGGGGCGGGGGGTGTGCCAGCACGTCGATCTGGGCAGCTGGGGGGGCGGTCACGTCGACTGCGGCCCCGGTTTCCCCATGGCCGACGTGCTGGCCATGGCCGGCGGCGGCGCCGGAACGTCTACGCCACCTCCTGGCCCGACGCCGCCGCCACCCGCCACCAGCCCGGCGCCGCCATGGCCGGGCCGCTACCTCGAGTACCCGCCGCTCATGTCCGGCCCCGACGTCGCCCAATGGCAGGAACAGATGCACTTCCGGGGCTGGACCCTGGTCGTCGACGGCGTGTACGGCCCCGAATCCCAAGACATCTGCGTCGAGTTCCAAACCGAGAAACACCTGACCGTCGACGGCATCGTCGGACCCGACACGTGGGCCGCGGCGTGGACCGCGCCCATCACGTGAGCCTGGCCAAACGCGACGCCCTGCTCATCCTGCTCGGCGTGGCCGTGCTCACCCTGTCGCTCATCGTGCTCATCCGCAACCGCGATTTGGACACCGACCTCCTGGCCGTCATCGGCCTGGTCGGAGGTATCGCCGTGGTCATCGTGTCCCTGCCCACCACGAGCAACGGTGACCGGAAATCGTAGGTGGGCGACCGCCGGGCCCGGCTGTGGATGCTGGGCGTGTTCGTGGTGGTAGCCGCCGGCGTGCTCGCCGCCCTCGAAATCGCCTACCTGGCGTACCTGATGCTCTCCTAGGCCGACCGCGATTTGAGCATGGCGGCGCGGATCTCGGCGGTAGACCGGCGCCGCAAATACCGCTCCGTGGTGGCCAGCGACACATGCCCCAGGAACTCCTGGACCAGGCGGACGTCGCCGCACCCGTCGAGCAGGTCCGACGCCGCCGAATGCCTGAGGGCGTGGGCGGAGATCCCGTCGTAGGCCGCGGTCTTCAACCCGGCGGCGTCGAGCCAGCGTGACACCAGCACCGATATCCGGGCCGGTGACAGGCCGACCAGCCGGCCGCTGCGGCCGGCGGCGCGCCGGTTGAGCATGGCGGCCAGATCATCGAGCACCGGCAGCTCGCGGACGTGGCCGGCTTTGCCCACCACCCGCAGCACCGCGGCCGAGCTGTCCCAGTCGGCCGCCGTCAGGCGGGACACCTCCACGCACCGCAATCCGGCCTGGTGCATCAGCCCGACGATCAGGCGGGCCCGGTCGTCGGGCAGCACCATGACCAGGCGGGCCACCCGGCCCGGCGACAGGGCGCGCGGCACCGCTCTCGGTTCGCGCACCCGGGCGGTACCGGCCGTCGGATCCGCATCGAGCAGACCGGCGGCCGCGGCCCACCGGCAGAACACCCGCAGGCTCGACAGGTAGTAGCGGCGCGCCGCCGGCGACTGGCCGCCGGTTCGGCGCTGCCAGTCCGCCACATGCCCGGCCGACAGGTCCCCGACCGGCAAACCCGGGTGGCAGTGGGCCAGGGTTCGCAGCCGCCACCCGATCTGGTAGGCCGAGCCGGCGGTCAGCTCGCCCCGGGCGGCCCGGTCGGTCACGTAGGCGGTGATGGCATCTTCGAGCAGCATGAGTCAACCTCCCGGTCGGTCACCGCCCGCCCGGTGGTTCCTAGCTGTGCTCGGTCTCGTAGTGGGCCAAAAATGCGTCAACGGCTTCACCCCAACCCCGGGCCAGGTCGTCGCTGTCGTCGCATTCCTGGCAGATCCATGTGATGCGGCCGCGCGGGTAGGTGACGATCCGGCCTTTGGCCCCGGTGCGGGTGTCGTCGATCTTGATAACGATCATGCCGCGATCAACCATCCGGTTGATGCCGGGTCCAGCGGGCCGCCCAAAGCCACCCATTCGAACTCGAAATCGAGGCGTTCGGCGATGAGCCGGCACACCTCCACGTAGTCGCGCGGCCGGATTCCTGCCTCCCAGTTCCGCCACACCTGGTCGTTGATCCCGCAGTGGTCGGCGACTTTCTTCACGTTCCAGCCGCCCATGGCCTGGCGCATCACGGCGAGGCGCGCCCCGAACGTATCGGCTGGGCGACGCCCCACATCCCCATCCATCATTCCCACACCCTAGCACATTATCCACACTATCCACAAGTGCTTGTGGATAAGTAGGGTTATTGGCAAACAATTGGAATACCCAATAATATGTGGACATGCCATCTGAACTGCTCAGCGCCGCCGAAGTCGGGGCCATGCTCGAAGTCAGCGACGAAACCGTCCGCCGCTGGGCCGACGCCGGGAAAATCCGCCACATACGACTACCGTCGGGCCAGGTCCGATTCCGCCGCAGCGACATCGACGCCCTGCTCGACCCCGACAAGGCCCCCGCAGCGTCGTGACCGACCTCGAGCACGTCGCCCCCGCCCAGGTCATCGACGCCGCCACCCTCGAGCAGGTCGTGGTCGACGGCGACCTGGCCAACCTGAGCGCCGAGCAGCGCCTCGCTTACTACAACGCCGTCTGCCAATCGCTAGGCGTCAACCCCCTGACCAAACCGTTCGAGTACATCAAACTGTCAGGCAAGCTCACCCTGTACGCCCGCAAGGACGCCGCCGACCAGCTGCGCCGCCGCGACCACGTGTCCACCCGGATCTCGGCCCGGGACATGCACGAGCAGATCGGCATTTACATCGTCACCGCCCAGGCGTCGCTGCCCGACGGCCGCTCCGAGGAGTCCACCGGGGTGGTGTCGATCGCCGGGCTCAAAGGCGAGAACCTGGCCAACGCCTTGATGAAAGCCGAGACCAAAGCGAAACGGCGGGCCACCCTGTCGATCTGCGGGCTCGGCTGGCTCGACGAGACCGAGGTCGAATCGATCTCCGGGCCGGGAGACACCATATCGTCACCATCCCCGGCTTCCGGCCCGGAACCCCGTTCGCTCACCCCCGGCGGCGCCACCATCCCCGAGTACGCCCGGGAGGACGAGATCTCCGCCGAGCAGCGGTCCTATCTCCTCGCCGTGGTCGACAACCTCGACGAGCAGACCCGGGCGGAGGTGGCCGAACAGGCCAAAAACCTGGGTATCCCGAACATCAAAGGGCCGCGCGCCACCGTCGCCCACGGCGAACTGCTGTCGCGGCTGATCGACGAGGCGGTAGCCCGCCACCCGTCGTCCCGGCCGGCCGATCCCGACACCGGGGAGGTCGGATGAGTTCTCCTGCGGTCCACTACACGGGAAGGGCCCGCGGGGAAGCGGACCCTTGGCTGTCTCTGAAAGGGGAACCCGTGGCGGTAGTGCGGTCCGTTCGGGTCGGACACTGCAGGTGAACACCCCCGAGGCCGAGGCCGCCATCGCCGCCCGCAAGGCCCGGCTTCGCCAAATCTGGGACGGCGACCGACCGCTCTACGATTCCGACCCCGCCCGCCACTACCGTCTCGCCGACGCCGGCCCAGGCTGGGAGCTGTACTCCACCACCCGCCGCTTCGACATCGACAGCTCACCGCTGGGCGGGATCTGCCTCGAGATCGTCACCCTCGGCCGGGTCGACGACGAAACCGGCGAAGTCGCCGACGGCACCGGATATCGCTGCCTGGCGTCGTGGCAGCCGTGGCCGTGGCTCACCCTCGCCGCCGACGAGATCGACGAGGCCCTACTGCGCGGCGTCGACCGGCGCCGGGCGTGGCAGGCGGTGCAATGGCTGGTCCGTCAGATCGACCAGCAGCGCCTGGCCCCCTCGGGGCACGACATCCGACATGCGGCCGACGCCGCCCGGGTGGCGGCCCGCCTGGCATGACCGCCCCCCGGGTGCTGCCATCGATAACCGAGAAACAGTTCATGGCCCAGGTCGTCGACTACGCCCACCTGCGCGGCTGGGCTGTCTACCACCCGTGGCTGTCCATCCGCTCGCCGCGCGGCTGGCCCGATCTGGCCATATGCCGCCCACCCCGCCTCGTGCTGGCCGAAATCAAATCCGACCGGGGGAAAACCAGCCCGGATCAGGACCGCTGGCTCGACCTGCTCGGCCGCTGCGCCGGGCTCGAGGTGTTCGTGTGGCGCCCGGCCGACTGGGCCGAAATCGAAAGAACCCTGCGATGACCGAGTCATGACCGCGTTCGATGATCGCCTATACCGCATGTACGTCGGACATGCCGACCACGACGGCACCGTCATCATGTCTCTTCGCGACCAGGCCGGCGAACTCGACGTGTCCGAACGCTCTATCAGCGACAGTCAACGCCGGCTCGAGCGCTCCGGCCGGATAATCATCATTCACAAGGCGACACGCTGGAGTGCCGCTACCGTGCGCGTTCTCACGCACGTGACAGAGTCCGGGGGGGACTTGACAGAGGGATTACGCTCGGACGCGACGCAAGGAGCGAGGGCGTGCGAGCGCGAACCCGATCCCCCTGTGATCCCCGCAGGAAAATCGGGGTATAACCCCAAACCCCCGACCCGCGATGTAGATCCCGAATGCCGGGTTTGCGAAGGTTCCGGCTGGGTCGAACTGCCCGACCGGGCCAACACCGTCGAACCGTGCCGCTGCGTCAACCCCGAATGGCGCAACCTGTGGCGCCAACGCCGCCGGGACTTCGCCCGCACCTGGCCCGCCGACCACAGCACCGAAACCGACCGGCCCGCCCGCGCCGACTACATGCAGCTTTGGGTCGAACGAGCACGGCGGCGACTAAGAGGCCCCGAGGACTACGCATGACAGAGAATCCCGATTATCTGGAAGATGAGCATGGGCAACTAGTCCGCGCCGATCTAGGCCCGGGCATGGTGCCCGCCGGGTTCGCAGAGGTGGTGCTCGCGCGTTGCCCTGACGTCGATGACCCCGCGATCCTTTGGGATACCGCCACAACATGCGCTGCGCTCGCCCAGAAGTGGAATGGTCACGGCCAGGAGAAAAATGAAATCAAGTCGGCGCAGATGTTCGTGGAGATCGAGCTCGGCCAGCGACTCGGTCCGAATCCCGGTGCCGGCCCAGGACGGGGCAAAAAAGATCCGCGCGCGGATCTTTTCATACCCGTTCAGCGGGTCGAAGAGTTCCGCCGGTATTACGGCTATCGAGATTTCCTGGTCGGTTTGGTGCGCGAGGGAATGCGGTCGCGGCGGTCGCTGCTGCTGGCGGTCGACCAGGCCAACGCGGTTGACGTCGACGCGGACGAGGTCGAGATAGTCGACGGCGATTTCCGAGAGGTGCTCGACGTCGAGCCCGGGTCGGTCGCCCTGGTGCTCACCGACCCGCCCTATCCGACCGAGTATCTGCCGCTATGGTCCGACCTGGCGAAGATGTCAGCTGACTGGCTGGTACCGGGCGGGTCGCTGGTCGCCTATTGCGGGCAGTCGATCTTGCCCGATGCGCTCGAGCGGCTCGGCGAGCATCTGCGCTACTGGTGGACTATCGCCCTATTGCACCAGCACGGCACGGCCATGATCCCCGGTAAGTGGGTGTCGGCCGGGTGGAAACCGTTGCTGTGGTTTGTGCGGGGCAACCGGCGCGGCCGGTTCATGCTCGCCGACCGGATCGACGGGAGCGCGCCCCGCAAGACGCTCCCGACCGGTGACACCGACGACTGGGCGCAAGGTGTCGCCGAGCTTGAGCCCATCATTTCGGCGTTGACGTCGCCCGGCGATCTGATCGTGGACCCGTTCGCCGGATCGGGCAGCATAGGACTGGCGGCGCTGCGGTTCGGTCGTCGGTTCATCGGAGCCGATCTCTGATGTGCCGGCGCACGTTCTGTCCCGACTGTGACGAAGAGCTCATTCACCGCGACCACCGCAACCTGTACGAATCGGCGTCCGCGCTCGGGCAGATCATCCACCGCATGAAACGAACCTTCACCTACGGCGACATCGACGGCGTCAGCTACAAAAGATCGTTGCGGCTGCTGCGTTTCATCGAACACAAACAACCGACCCAGGCCGCCAAGTTCGCACAAACCGAGGTCCACCGCTTGCTTGACGACATCATCGCCCACTACATCGACTGCACCATGCGGATACACCCGCGAAGCGGCCTGTATGTGATGCGAGGACCGATCGACGCCGCAACATCGGGCCGCCGCGCGACACGACTGGCCGGCCCGCAGATCGTGGTAAACGGCAGATGGGGCAGCGCCACCATCGCTGACGAGGTGCAGCTGTTCGACTGGCTGGATGGTGAGCGGATATGACGCATAACCCCGGTTATCAGCGATTCGACATCGTGGGCCACACCGTGCCCTACGGCGAGGTGTGCTACCGCTGCCAGGTGTGCGGCCTCATCGCGGCCGGCCAGGACGCCCGCGACGAACACGACGACTGGCACTTCGAGCGAGGCGACTATGGCTAGTCCCGATAAGGCCCATTATCCGCGACTGCTTGACATGTTCTGCGGGGCCGGCGGCGCCGCGAAGGGGTACCAGCGCGCCGGGTTCTACGTGGTCGGCGTCGACATCGACCCGCAACCGAACTACTGCGGCGACGAGTTCTTCCAACTCGACGCCCTGGCGCTACTGGACACCTACCTGACTGATGGTGAAGGCATCCCGTTCGATGCGATCCACGCCAGCCCGCCATGCCAGGCCTATACGCAGACCAGCAACCGTTGGCGCGGGAAAGGTGGCGCCGCTGACAATCACCCCGACCTGATCGGCCCGACGCGTGAGCGATTGGGGAACATCGGGGTTCCGTGGGTGCTCGAGAACGTCGTCGGCGCGGTATGGAAAATGGAAGCAACCCTGATCCTGGCCGGCGCCATGTTCGGGCTTGGCGTCCACCGACCGCGCCTGTTCGAGTCGAACACGCTCATCTTGTCGCCAGGCCGCGGCTGCCGCGGTATCGACAGGATCGGCGTATATGGCAACAAGCCAGACGGTCGTCGACTCAACTCCCGCACCACCCAACGGGCTGCCCGCTCGCTCGCCGAAGGCGCCGAAGCGATGGGCATTGACTGGATGACCTGGGACGAGCTGCGTGAAGCGATCCCGCCCGCCTACACGGAATGGATCGGCCGCCAGTTGATCGGGGCGTTGGCCGATGTCTAGTCCTGATAAGCCCACTTATCAGGAATCCCCTAACGCCGACTCTGGGGCCGTTATCACGATCTGGCACGTCGCCTCGAACGACGGCTACCAACAGTTGTGGGGAGTCGAATGCTCCCAGCACGGCACGGTAAACCTCTACGGCGACCCCGATGAGGCCAGGGAAGCGAAGCGTCAGCACAGTGCATCCCATAACGGCAGTTCGGGGGCGGTGTGATGCCGGGCACCTGGCCACCGGACCACATCTATCAGGAATTGACGATCGTGGTGATGGTCTTGCGGTTCAATCCCGACACCTCGGCCAGCTGGCGCAGAGAGGCGCCGCTGCGATGAGCGATCCGGATCATGTCATCCCGAATGGCGGCCTCCTTCTCCACCCGGTCCGCGCTCAAGCCCACCACGACCAGGGCTGCGCCGACTTCGCCGTCCGCGATCCGATGCTTCTCCATCGCCGCGGACGCCACCGCGATGTCGGCCTCGTTGTAGCTCATGGCTCCTCCCGAAGGGCAAGGGCGAGCTTGTCGCGAATCGCCATGAGCATCGGCACCCGGGGAGATAGGTCGGCCCTGGCCTCGGCCACGTTCAGATGGGCTAGGACCATTGCCAGCATTTCCAGGCCTTCGACTCGCTCAAGCTCTACCGTAATCATTGGTCCCATTGTACCACATAAGTGGTCCCAATGGGACCACAGGATGGCTAATGGCTAGCCCGGATAAGTACGGCACTAGGGATCTCGAGATGCGGGATCACCGATGACTAGCCATGACAGGCGGCTAGCGACACGGCAGTGGCGTGCGCTGAGGTTGTGGGTGTTGGACCGTGACGGTCACCGGTGCCAGATGCGACTGGCCGGGTGTCTGGGTGTGGCGACCACTGTCGATCACATCATGGCCCGGGCGGACGGCGGGAACTGTTGGGATCCCGCCAACCTGCGGGCGGCGTGCCACAGGTGCAACAGTCGGGCAGGCGGCGACGTGGGTAACGCGCGCAGATGGCAGTATCACACGGGGGTCGCCGACTACGTCACCAGGTTCTGAAAGTGAAAGAAAACCCAAAAAAAGTTTTGAAAAGTTTTGAAAAAAAAAAATCAACCCCGGTTTTTTCCGGCGGGTCGGTCCTCGCACCCCGAGCGCTCTTTCATTTTCTTTCGAATCGAACCGGCCAGGCCGGGGTTTGACCGGATCCGGGCGGGATTGTGAGTGAACGCAAGCGACCGGAGGACAAAAGAGGCCGAGTCGAGCGGGCCCTCGAGGCGGACCTGCTCGACCATCGTGAGGTATCACCAGCCGAGCGGGCCGCGCTGCGGGCCCAGGCCCGGGCGGTCGACGTGGCCGAGGCCCGCGCCGACCCGGACCAGGTGAGCCGGGCGAATGTCGCCTACCTCGACCTCCGCCAGGCTGCGGGCCTCACGGTCGGAGGCCAAACGAAACCGGTCGACGGGTTCGACGCTTTCATGGCCGGACTCATGGGGGCCGGGACCGGCGGTAGCGACCCCACGCCGCCCTGACCGTCTGACATACGGCGGGGCGGTCGCCCAGGTGGCCAAGGCGATGGGCCGGCCGTTCATGCCATGGCAGGCGTACGTTGCCGACGTCGCCCTGGAGGTCCTCGACGACGGCCGTTTCGCCTACAAGACCGTTTTGGTGACCGTCCCCCGCCAGTCGGGTAAGACGACGCTCGACGGGGCGGCGATGAACCATCGGGCGCTGGTCGTGCCTCGCGGCCGGGTGTGGTTCACCATGCAGTCGGCGAAAGACGCGGTCGATTGGCTGACCAACGAGTTCTGGCCACTTTTGTCCGGTTTCGGGGCGGAGGTGGCGTTGCGCCGCATGGCCGGGTCCGAACACGTGAAATGGCGCAGGTCGGCCGGGCTGATCCGGCCGTTCCCGCCCAACGAGTCCGGGCTGCACTCCAAAACGTCGGACATGGTCGTGGTCGACGAGTGCTGGAAATTCGATCTGATCGCCGGCGAGGCGATCGATCAGGCCATCGTGCCGACCCAGGCGACGAAACCGAACGCCCAGGTTTGGAAAGTGTCGACCGCCGGGACGGACCGGTCGACATGGTGGCTCGGCACGACCGAGGCCGGGCGGGCCGCCGTCGCCGAGGGCCGCGACTCGGGGATGTGCTACTTCGAGTGGTCCTGCCCGCCCGAGCTCGACCCTTGCCATCCGGGGTCGTGGCCGGTTTACCATCCCGCCTACGGCCGCACCATCGGCGAAGAGGCCATGGTCGCCGCCCTCGACCAGATGGGACCCGACGGTTTCGCCCGGGCCTACGGGAACCGGTGGGTGAACGCCCAGGCCCGGGTTATCCCCCTCGAGCAGTGGCGCGCCGCGGCCGAGAAACCGGCCGAGCTTCCCGGCCCCGGCACGGTCGCTCTCGGCTTCGACGTCGCCGTCGACCGCTCCGACGCCGCGGTTGTCGCGGCGTGGCGGACCGACGACGGGGTCGCCCACGTCGAGGTCGCCGA